TGATAAGATTTCATCTATTTGGGATAATATCAAGACAGCTGTTAAGGATAAAGCTAGTAACATAGCTATATCTATTAAAGAGGGGTTAGATAACGCGGTTCAACATGTCAAAGACTTAATTCATGAAGCTTGGAGCTGGGGCTCTGATTTGGTCGATGGTATCGCTCAAGGTATTAAAGATACAGTTAAGAAGGTTAAGGATGCCGTTGTCAATGTAGCCAATACAATTTGGGAACATCTTCATTTTTCAGTCCCTGAAGTCGGTCCTTTAACAGATTATGAAAGTTGGATGCCTGATTTTATGGAAGGATTAGCTAATGGCATTAATAAGAGCCGTTATATGGTGAAAGAGGCAATTGATAACGTGACTAGTGATATGTTACTAACCCCTAAATTAGAAAGTAACTTAAATTATTCACTCAATAGTGGCACTAGTGATGACATTACAAACTTAAACTCATTTAATATTGAAATTCACGCAAATGATGACATGGATGTGAATGAACTAGCTGAGGAAGTTAGTAAGAGACTTGCTGAAGAAGTTGAAAGAAGAAAGGTGGTGTTTGGGTAATGTATAACGGATATATTACATTTAACGGAATTAAATCAAGTGATTATGGTGTTATAGTGTACGATGGTGACATTTTTCAAACACCTAAAAGGGATGTTGAAGAAGTAGAGGTTGCGGGTCGTAATGGTGTGTATGTAATAGACAATGGGAGATGGGCAGATGTGTCCATCTCTTATTCTTGTTACATCGAGACCAACGCAATGAGTAAGTTCCTTGAATTTAAGGCTAAAATGATGGCTAATAATGATTATTGCGAACTTATCGATATGAACCAACCTGATTATGTCTTTAAAGCTCGTTTGACAAGCATTTCAGAGCCAACTTTCTATGGCTTGGAAAATGGTTGCAAATTTAAAATTAGCTTCACAAGAACCCCTCAACGCTATTTAAAGAGTGGTATGGATGAAATGAGTGTTAGTAAGGGTGAAACAATCACTAATAACACTTTGTACGAGGCTAAACCTTTAATTTATATCAAAGGAACTGGTGAATGTACGATTAAATTAAACGATATCGCTTTAACGATTTCTAACATCAACGAATATATGTATATCGATTGCGAAAGTATGAATTGTTACCGACAAACAGGCGAGTTACAAAACAATTACGTTTCATTTGATGATAACAATATATTCCCTTATATTTCACCAGGTGATAACGTGATTAGTTGGACAGGTGATGATATAAGCGAAGTTAAGATTACTCCAAGGTGGTGGACGATATGAGACCTATATTATTTCATAGTGACACTTTTCAAAGTGACTTAACGGATGTTATGGGCACTTTAGGAACGGGTGTACTAGCAGACACATTGACATGTTATGTAACAGAAGAAAGAAATGGAGCTTATGAATTGGAAATGACTTACCCAACTACAGGCGCTCTATTTTCGTATATTCAACTAAATGACATTATTAAGGCAAAGGCTAATTATACAGATGATGCTCAATTGTTTAGAATTTATAAGATTTCTAAACCAATCAAACAAATAGTAACTATTAACGCTCAACATATTAGCTATGACCTAACAGGTGTACCTCTCAAACCATTTACAGCCACTAATTTAACTCTAGCTTTACAAGGGTTAGTAGATAACGCATTAGTAACTAATCCTTTTAGCTTTGCAACAACCAAGTCCGTAGCTTCTTCTTTTACAGCTACTGGCATTGGTTCAGTTAAATCATGGCTAGGTGGTAAAAGTGGTTCGATCTTGGATGTGTATGGTGGCGAATGGCACTTTGATAACTATAAATGCACACTTTATAACAATCGTGGGGCTAATCGAGGTGTTACTATTCGTTATGGTAAAAACCTGACAGACCTCACGCAAGAAGAAGAATGCTCTAAGGTTTATAGTGGTGTTGTAGCCTACTATTACAATCAAGATACAGACACAACCATTTATACTGATCTAATCAAAGTGTTAGATGTAGATGGTATGGTGTTGAGCCTTGATTTAAGTGATAAGTTTACAGATGGTGAGCCAACAAAGGCACAACTTGTTACTAAGGCTAATCAATATATTAGCGATAATAATATTGGTGTCCCTAGCGTTAATTTAAAGCTTTCATTCTTCCAACAAAAGGGATTAAGTGAAAGAGTTGATTTGTGTGATACAGTTAACATTTACTTTGAAAAGTTGGGTATTAACGCTAATGCAAAATGCACTAAGACTAAGTGGGATGTGTTAAATGATAGATATGATAGTATCGAGCTAGGCAATGTTAAAAGTGGCTTAGCTAGTAAAATTTTGAATGTCGAAAATCAAAGTAAAGAAAACTTAGTCACAACGCAAACCGTTATTAACAACAACATCAAGGAAACAAAAGAAGAGCTTAACGCTAAGATTACAACCTTAGAAGAAACAATAAGCGAAAAACAAAGCCAACTTGAAGAAGACATTGAAACAGCAACGCAAACAATCACGGGTAATAATGGTGGTTATGTGGTATTACATGATAGCGATGAAGACACTAAACCTGATGAAATCTTAGTCATGAATAACGCAAGCATTGATGACGCAACGAAGTTATGGCGGTGGAATAAGAGTGGCTTAGGTTATAGTTCGACTGGCTACAATGGAACTTATGGCACAGCGATGACGGCTGACGGTGAAATAGTAGCTGATTACATTTCTACAGGAACATTAAACGGAAACTTATTAAAAGCTGGAGTAATTCAAGCAAGTAATGGTAAGACGTGGTGGGACTTAGATAATGATATCTTCCATGCAGAAAATATGGAGATTGTGTTGTCTAATGGAAACACTTTAAGCGACACTTTAACCAATATTGATAACTCTATTAATAACGTGGTTAATAATGTTTCTACAGGTGGTGTTAACCTGATTAAAAACAGTGTTATGTTTGAACATGAAGACAGCAATGCGAACAACTGGGTAATCGAAAGTGATGGTAACTTGTTGACGGTTCCTGAATATACGCTTACCAAAGATTTTACGGGTACATGGTCATGGGGATATAATCCTATTAAAGGTTACAACATTCAAGCAGGTGCAAAATATAAAATGTCATATTGGCATAATGGTGAATATGTCGCTCCAGCAACCTGGGCTAATACTACTGCTTATGCGTATACTCATCAAATAAAAGAAGATGGCTCAGTTACAACCACCCGTCGCGATCAACCTACCTCACACACCACGAACCCTGAAACCATTGAAACCGATACTGTTTCAGCTAACTTTTATATGGGCTTTAAGACAGCTTCTAAAGGTGATAAGGCACAAGCTTATTTAAAAAGATACTTACCTGAGGAAGATATAGTACCTAGCGTTTGGAGTGGCTACAAAGCTCCTAATATCAATATTGATATTGACGCTCAGAGTAGTGTTAATGGTGGGCTTAGTGGTCATGGATTTACCTTAAGTGATACATTCGCTTCACAATTAATTTGGGTTAAGCAAGATAGCGATGATATTAGCGATGACGCTAAAACTTATTATTCATTCTCTTGCAAGATTAGAAAGAATACTACAGGAATGTGTTTTGTGCGTGTTTACAATGATAAAGAAGACCACATTATTAAACTAAGCAATGGTACAAGTGCATACTATGATGAATTTGAATTATCAGGCTTGTTGCCTAAAAATAACTACTATGTTGTAGAGTTCTATAGTGATAGTGACGCTAATGCTTTCTTTACGGATAACATGTTGGCAGTAGGTAAGTATTGTACTCCATGGTGCCAGGCGAATGGTGAAATCATGAATACAATGGTGAGTATGTCCACGGAAGGTATTAGAGTTAATTCCTCTAAATATAAAGGTGATTATACTGTTATGTCCCCGGTTGAATTTGCCGGATACGCTAACATTAATGGAACAGTTGAGAAGATATTCACTTTAAACCGAGACACAACCGTAGTTAAGAAGTTAGAGGCTAGTGATGAATTGAGTATGCCACCGGTTAAAATAGTGGCTATTAATAGTGGTGATATACAAGGATGGGCATTTGTGCCTACAACTAAGAAATAAAGGAGAATAATATGGCTAATAATGGTTTAGTAACATCAGGTACGCTCCGAAATTCTCATTTCTTCTGCTTTTGGCAAGAAGTGGGACAAGATATTAACGGAAACTACAGTAATATTAATTGGCAAGCTGGTGTATATACAGGAACAGACAGTGCACATGATTATTGGTATACAAACGCTGTTAAAATTAATTCGGTTTATGTTAATGGTCAAAATGTTGGTAGTGGTACATGGTCTAATATTGGTTTAGATGGTGGTGGTAACCATCAACTGTTAAGTGGTAGCGTAAGAGTTTATCACAACAGTGACGGATCTAAATCTTTTAATATTAGTATTAATGGTTGGCTGTATGGATATGGTGATACAAGTGGCTCTAAGGATTTTACTTTAAACACTATTCCAAGAAGTGCCAAGATTAACTCGTTTAGTGGTAATAAGGTTGAAGGTAATTTTAGTGTTACTTATACAGGATACTCAAATAGCTTTAATCATAAGTTAAGACTTTCATTTCCTTATGTCAGCGTAATTCAATATATAAACAATTATTCAAGTGGTAGTACTTTTACTTTAGATAGTTCGGCTAAAAGTTCGATATGGTCTAAGTATCCAAGTAATGCCACTTTTAGTTTGGGCGCTGTTATTGAAACATGGAACGGCTCCACGAAGATTGGTGAAAGTTCGGAAATCGTCAACACAATAACGATTGATAATGCCAACCCTACATTTAACAAAGGCTTTACGCACACGGACACTAATACAACCACTTTAAACCTTTTGGGTAACACTAATTATTTAGTTAAAGGCTTATCGTCTATTAAAGTAACAGTCCCAAGTGCTTCTAAGGCAACAGCTCAAAAGAGTGCTTCTATGAGTTCTTATGATGTGTCTTTTGACACTTTAAAGCGTTCAATGAGTTACAGCAGCTCGGATGATGTGTCTGTTGCGTTAGGTGTTCCGGTTAATGCAGGTAGTAAAAGCTTGATTGTAACAGCTAAGGATAGTAGAGGCTATACAGCTACTCAATCCAAGACTTTAACGGTATTAGATTATGCAAAACCAGTCATCCAAGGAAGTACCTCACGTGAAAACAATTGGGAAGATACTACAACCTTAGCAGTTAGCGGAACACTTTCCACTTTGAAAGTCGGTTCCGTTCAAAAGAATAAGATTGTATCTGCTAAATATCGTTATAAAAAGAGTGGTGGTAGTTGGTCATCATGGGTAAATATGGCGGTTACGAATAGCGGTTCAAATTATAAATGTAACAATGTTGTGCTTAATTGCAGTAAAGAATATCAATATGACTTTGAAGTACAGGTTACAGACAACTTGCAAACTAATTCATTAACGTGGGTTTTGGACGTTGGACAGCCAATATTTATGATTAGTTCAAACAAGAAACTTTGTTATATGAATGGTAAGCAAATAGCCACTTTAGATAGCGTTTACCCAGTCGGTAGTATTTATATGAGTGTCAACTCTACTAATCCAAGTACTTTATTTGGTGGAACATGGGAACAGCTTAAGGGTCGTTTCTTATTAGGTGTAGGTGCTAATGAAACCAATAGTACTACTTGTTGGGGTTCGATTAGTGCAAATGAAGTAAATTCACCGGTTGGTGAAACCGGTGGTCAAGCTTGGCACACGCTAACCGAGGCAGAAATGCCGAAACACAGACATAGAGTTGTAGGTGGTAAAGGTGGTGCCACAAGACTTTTTTCAGCATATGGTGCACTTAATTCAGGTGCTTCCGATAACTGGGGTGCGTGGTTCGGTGGTGGCTATAATGGCGAAGATAACGTATACGCTGATTACACCGGAAGCAGTTCAAGACACAACAATATGCCACCTTATTTAGCGGTTTATATGTGGAAGAGAACAGCATAAAGAAAGAAGAGGATAATTATATGACAAATAACAGAGCTTATTTAATTCAGGCTTTAATTCAGGACCAATATCCAATTTTTACAACGCTAGTAACTAGCTTACGCAACAAGATGAAAGAGGACATTGATTTAGAGAAAATTCAGGACATTATCATTGAAAATCAGGAAGCTCTTGCGAGTGACTGTATTGAGTACTTAACAACTTCACAGAATACTTTCAATGATACTTTGAATTTGTTCTATACAAACGAAGCGTTCATTAATCTGTTTACTTCGTGGTTAGAGCTTGAATATGATGACGGAAGTGGAGACAGTCAAGGAAGTACAACTACAGACGATACTTCAACCGATACAGGAAGTGATGATAGTGGTGATGGTGATTCAACTGGCTCAGATGATAGTGGAAGCTCAACTGATACGGGTTCAGATGATAGTGGGTCAAGTGATGACGATAGTTCAAGTGATACATCAAACGAAGAGAATGAAACCACTAATGAAATTCCTAGTAATTTAGTTGAGGAATATAGTGAAGAAACCGTTGACGGGGTTTATACCGAAATTAAGAGTTATTAATTAAGAGGTGATAAGAATGATATCTAATAAGACATTTAACATTTTAAGAGGATTAGCTGAAATCTTCATTCCTGCTTTAGCCGTGTTCTATGCGACCCTTTCAGCTATTTGGCAATTGCCTTATAGTAATGAAGTGACAAAGACATGTGTGGCGATTGAAACGATTATCGGTGCTTTAGTAACTTACCTAAGATACATCAACCAAAATGCAAATGATGAAGTAGTTGATGAAGATGTGAAAGCTGATTGACTAATATGAGCGATTTTAAGTATTGGTTTGAAATGGTTCGGGAAGTGTTAACCTTTGTAACACTGTTATGGGCTGTTTATGGGGTTCAAAAGAACGCTAAGGCAGAAATGCAGACACCACAAAGGTTACTTGATGAACGATTTAAGAATATTGAAGGTAGAGTTACTAAAGTTGAGAAAGATATAGAAGATGTAAATGAAAAGCTTAATCGTGATTATAGCCGTTTAAATATGTTAGAGGACTTCATGTATAAATCATTAAAAGCACAATATGCTTTAGTTAATAACGCTATTGACGGCAATAACAAACAAGAACTTGAAGAAAGTAAAAACGAACTTAAGCATTTGATTTTTGACAACGATAAATTTAAGAATGAACGAGGAGAATATTAAAATATGGCTATTATGAATGGGTGTGATATTTCAAATTGGCAAAGCGAAGTGCCAATGGATAATGATTTTATGATTTTTAAAGCTAGCGAGGGTGTCGGTTACAAGGATAAGAAACTAGACACCTTTTATAATACTTGGAAAGAAACAGGGAAGCCTTATGGCTTTTATCACTATGCTCGTCCTGAATTAGGTGCAACTCCTGAAGATGAAGCCGATTGGTTTTTATCGCTAGTCGGTCATCACGCTAAGAAGTGCATTTACGCACTTGATTGGGAGGGTGCCTCTCTAAATATTGATAATCCATCTGATTGGTGCTTGAGATGGTTGAATAGAGTGTATAAAGTTACAGGCTCAAAACCATTACTTTACATTCAGGGTTCAGCTGTTCAGAGTGGTAAGTATGATGAAGTATTTAATCATGATTATGGTTGTTGGGCGGCTAGTAATCCAACATATTACACTAACCATGCTAATGTAGTA